GAACCTTTCAAATATACAAAATCTGGTGTGGGATCCACTGATGAAGAATCATTACTAGCATTGGACATACCAGATCTGAAAATTATCATAGAACTACGTAAGCTCCAAAAGATAAGAGATACATATTTAGAATCATTTAAACGAGAACAAATAGACGGGTATATACACCCATTCTTCCATTTACATTTTGTACGGACATATCGTGGTAGTAGTGATCGTCCTAACTTTCAAAACATTCCCAAACGGGATAAAGAATCAATGCGTCTTACACGCAAAGCATTGTTCCCAAGACCCGGGCACCAACTGCTAGAAGCAGACTACTCAAATTTAGAAGTACGCATAGCAGCGTGTTATCATGAAGACCCTACTATGCTTCAGTATATCAAAACAGGACATGATATGCACGGCGATATGGCCAAACAAATATTCATGTTAGAAAACTTTGATAAAAGTAAATCTGACCATAGTTATTTACGAGCAGCAGCCAAAAACGGATTTGTATTCCCACAATTCTACGGAGACTACTTTAAAAATTGTGCCAGATATTTGGCTTGTGATTGGGGTGATTTAAAACCTGGTCGGTGGAGAAATGGTCAGGGGGTGGAATGTGATAATGGTACTCTGAGTGACCAATTGATTACTAAAGGAATAAAAAATTATGATGCTTTTGCTGATCATATAAAAGAGATAGAAACACACTTTTGGGGAGAAAGATTTCCGATATACGATCGGTGGAAAACCAAATGGTGGAGACAATATCAAAAAACTGGATATTTGGATATGAAAACCGGATTCAGATGTTCTGGTTTGATGGATCGCAATGATGTGATAAATTACCCAATTCAAGGTAGTGCCTTCCATTGTCTATTGTGGAGCTTAATAGAAATAGAAAAACGATTACGAACATTGAACTTACGCTCAAGAATCATAGGACAAATACATGACGCTATCTTATTTGATGTATATCCTCCTGAATTACATGATCTAATCAATTTGATTACTGATGTAACAACTGTACAATTACCCAAGATTTGGTCGTGGATCATTGTACCTCTGGAAATTGAATTTGAAGTATGTGAAGTTGACACCAGTTGGGCAGATAAAAAAGAGCTGGTAATACATTAAAATTTTTTCCGTATAATATGTAAAACCATAAAATAACCATAACGACTACCTTTAAACATGAGTCTATACAAAACATACCGTCCCCAAAATCTGGAAGAATTTGTTGGCAACAAGGAAGTAATTATTTCATTAGAAGGATTATTCTCCAAACCAAAAGATTTTCCTCATGCTACATTGTTGAGTGGTCCTACCGGCTGTGGGAAAACGACTATCGCACGTATTATTTCCAAACAATTAGAATCCAAAAAATTTGATCTGATTGAACTTGATACGGCTGATTTCAGAGGAATTGAAACAATCCGTAATCTAATACGTCAAAGCCAACACCATTCATTGTATGGTGGTAATAGAGTGTGGATACTAGACGAGTGTCACAAACTTACAAACGAGGCACAAAATGCTTTATTGAAATTATTAGAAGACCCCCCAAATCATGCTTACTTTATATTATGTACCACAAATCCTTCTAAGTTATTAAAAACTGTAAAGGGACGCTGTTTACATTATGAATTGACACCGCTGGACGAAAGACACATGCGTCGTCTATTACGTCTGATAGTTAAAGCAGAAGGAAAAAATATTGCGGAAGAAATATATGAACAAATAATCAAATCAGCTGAAGGACTACCACGAAACGCAATTCAAATATTAGAAAAAGTATTAAGTGTTCCAGAAGAACAACAACTGTCTCATGCAAAACAGACCGAGAAGGCAATAGCTCAATCAATTGACCTGTGTAGACAACTAATACAACGTAAGAATTGGCAAACTATCAGTACAACCTTGAAAGGATTGAAAAATCAAGACCCAGAAGGGGTACGACGTCATGTGTTAGGATATTGTCAAACCATATTGCTAAGTAAAGAAGATGACCAAGCAGCACTGATTATGGAAATATTCAGTGAACCATTTTACAATACATTATATCCCGGATTGGTACTGGCTTGTTATACCGTACACCGGGCAAGATGACGTTCTTTGAAAAAGTGAAATCCAACCGACTAAAGGGGGTTATAAACGTCCTGATGTAGGAGACCGTGGGCTGATCACACTGTTGAATGAAAGGACAGAGGCTACCACAAAACACGCCTCGTCGGTAATGGTCAGGGGAGGGTATTCTCATACCATTGAGACTCCCCTGTTTTTAAAAATTTAGGAACACGGACACTTCCTAGGGTTCAAGGATCCGTGGTTGATTGTTAAGGGTTTGACATATGTCCGTGTTCCTTTTTAACTAAAAAGAAAAAAGAAATGGAACTTGATTACGAAAAGGATATACACATTGACGAGGACAGTTTAGATTATGAATGGTTACAACAAACTACACTCGCTGTCAAATATGGTAAATATTGGGCCGAATGTCAAGAACGACTGATTCGAGCAGAAGAACGTATTAAAATAATCCGATCACAATTGATTAAGGAGGCCAATGAAGACCCTGATCATTTTTTAGGAGAAGGAGTAAAACCTACCAATCCAAATGTAGAAGCGTATTATCGCACCCATTCAGATCACAAAAGAGCTAAGGAAGAATGGATTGAAGCACAATATCAAGCCAATCTAGCAGATGTAGTTCGTAAAGAAATAAGCATGACCCGTAAAAAGGCTCTTGAGAGTTTGGTATCTTTACACGGACAGCAATACTTTGCTGGACCAAGCACCCCTCATAATCTTACTGAGCTACGTGAACGTAAAGTAAAGCAAATGAATAAAGGAATAAATGAACATTTAAAACAGACTAAAAAAAGAACAAGACATGGCAAAAAAGAGTAGAGCAAATTACAGTTTTAGCGGACGAGTGAATCGAGGTATCGAACAGGAGAAACAACGTTTCACCAGTTTCAGCTATTTGAACTTACCAAAAGGAGTAAGTGAGTTTAAGGTGGAAGGAAAGAATTACTTTTTGGACTTTCTACCGTACATCGTAACAGATGAAAACCATCCTGAACGTGATGATGAAGAAAAGCAAGCTAGAAAAGGAGATTTATGGTGGCGTCGTCCTTTCAGAGTTCATAGGAATGTAGGAGCTGATGATGAATCAGTGGTCTGTCCTAAATCAGTAGGAAAGCCTTGTCCTATTTGTGAATACGCACAAAAGAGAAAGGAGGAAGGAGCTGATCAGGATGAATTAAAATCCCTAAGAGCAAAGAGTCGATACCTTTACGCAGTAGTTCCTATTGGACACAAAAAGTTGGAAGAGGAGATTATGATTTGGAACTATTCATGGAAACTGTTTCAAAAACAACTTGAGGATGAGTTGGAAAATAATCCATCTAATGACCGATTCCCTGGCCTTGAAGATGGGATGACCCTGGAAGTCCGTTTTCGTGAAGAGAAACTTGGTAAAGGATCCTATTGGGACACATCACGAATCAATTTTCATGAACGTGAAGAAGTCTATTCTGAAGAGGTACTTGATGATGTACCAGATCTTGATAGCATTCTGAAAGTTCTAAGTTACAATGTGCTAGAAAGTATGTTCTTTGAGCTTGATGATGCGTCTGATGAGGGTGACGATCGCTCAGAAGACGAAAAACAGTCGGATGATAATGCTGACGATACACCTCCCCCACGGAAGAAGAAAAGCCTTAAACGAGGAAAAAAAGACGATCCTGAAGAAGAGGAGGAAGAAGAGGAGGAGGAGGAAGAAGAGGAGGAAGAGACTCCCAAAAAACCAGCCAAAAAACCTACCAGAGGAAAAAGTACAGGTAAGAATACCAAAAAAGAAACGAAAAAGTGTCCTGAAGGATATGAATTTGGTGTAGACACCGAAGAATATGACGAATGTGACGACTGTGAACTTTGGGACGCTTGTAGTACTGAGAAGGAAAAACGTGAAAAAGAAGAAGAATAGTATGAATCACATAGGAGTACCTGTTACATCAGAACTGGATTTGTGTCTCACACTATACAGTCTTTATCACAATATCCCCAAGGCCCAAACCGTAAGACAGGCCTTGGGGAATTGGATCAAGAACACTGATTCATTTCAGGAAAAAATGATAATGAATCTTATAGAAAAGATTCGTATTGATTGGAATACACATGTGGAAAAACGTAAGGTGGATGCACGCATAAAACATCTTTCTACACAAGAATTCTTGTTGGATTATCAACACCGACTAAGAAAATTACCAACTCCCATTCGAGAACATATCATAAATTCTGTATTCTATTGAAACGTACCAGAAAACAACCTCTTAGTACACAGTTGGACAAACGTATCAAAATCCTTCCAAAAAAGAAGCCTGAATACGACGGAGATGCCAGTGTTCCAATTTCCACTGGGAGTACTCTTCTTAACTTGGCTATATCTGGCGGTAGAACAAGAGGAGGAGGAATTCCCAGTGGGATTATTGTTGAAATATTTGGTTTGGAAAGTACGGGCAAAACTGTATTACTGTGTGAAATAGCTGGTAGAGTACAACAAGCCGGAGGAAAAATATTGTTCCACGATCCAGAAGCTAGATTGGACCGTCAGTTCGCTAGAATTTTCAAATTGGACACTGACGAAATGACATACATGAATCCAAATACTGTAGTGGAAGTATTTACAGAAGTTCGCAAATGGATTCCTGACAATGATAAAGTCAATTGTGTAGTGACTGATTCTTTGGCTGCATTGAGCACTGAAATGGAAATGGAAAATGACGATGGTGATAAGATGGGGATGCGTCGTGCAAAGGATTTCAGTGAACAATTACGTAAGACGGCTCGTCTGATTACTAAAAACAAACTACTTTTGGTTTGTTCAAATCAATTACGTGAAAGCACTGACAAGTACGTAAAATACAAGGCTCCTGGTGGTAGAGCCATTGCTTTTTATAGTTCACTAAGATTGCGTACCAAAAAACTTGGTAACGTATATCGTGAAGTGACCATAGGTAACAAGAAACGTAAACAAACATACGCCATAGAAATTGAAGTAGAAGTAGTAAAATCTTCCGTGTGGCATCCTCACCGCACAGCTCCAGTTACAATAGATTTCAAGTACGGTATTGATGACATTCGTGAAAATCTAAAATTCTTAAAGGAATATACTGGAGCCCATACCTATTCGTTTGGGGACCACAAATTGTCTAATTCATTAGACAAAGCTATACGAATCGTGGAACAACGTGATCTAGAAGACGAACTTCAAAACAGGGTAATTGATTTGTGGGAAGATGTGGAAGAACAATTCAAAGTTGAACGGAAACCAAAGAAATAATGAAACGTACTACAACACCTACCAGAGTTAAGTCCAGAATCATGACCTGTGACCCATCATTCACTGCATGGGGATGGGTTGTACTGGAAGGGCATATGATAGTCAAGACTGGTGTGATCGTCACCAAACCCGACAACAAGAAGAAAAAGATCCGGGCCAGTGAGGATAATGCCAGACGGGTCCGGGAGATCCTACAACAGTTGACTAAAATCATTGATGAGTTTGGAGTAACCTACATCGTATCTGAAATACCACACGGATCAAAGAATTACAAAGGGGCTGTTATGATTGGTGTAGTAACCGGAATCCTAGAGGGATTTAATGTGCTCCGGAATATTCCGGTGGAGTGGTATTTAGAAAACGATGCCAAGAGAGCTCTTTTTGGACGATTATCCGCTTCTAAGAAGCAGGTGATAGATGCAATCGACGATCTTTATGAAGTGCCATGGAAAGGCACAAAATACTGGGATGAGGCTGTTGCTGATGCTCTTGCTATCTACTATGCTGCAGAGTGTAATTCACCCACCCTTAATTTCATAAGCAGATGATGTCAAAAGAGGAACGCAACACCCTTATTAATCTGCTGGTTCGGGAGGCCAATCCAAAGATGGGTCCCAAATGGGACACAAAGATGTACCGGCAGAAGGAGGAAATAATCAAAATCTTAGAGTATGGACATCATTAAATTCATGAACCAATGAGCAAACACATCCGAAGAATTTACATCAGATTGGAAGGGCGATTTGATTTGTTACCCTACCGGGATAAGTCGTGGCACGGCCTCGGTCCTTGGTGGGGACATGATTATAAGTGGTTGTGGTTCCGAATCTGTATCAGAAATAAAATCTATGGGACATGAACAGCACTTCAGATAAAGCACCAGAATTTGAAACTTACATTCTGAAACCGCTAAGGATTCGGTTCAGTCAAGTATTTGGCAGGTACACACTTGAAAAAATGAAGGTAGATACCAATCCCCTGTTGAATCATGTCATGGATGCGTTTGAATTGCAAATCACAACCAACATTCTAGGACAATCCAGGACCCAGATTTATTCGGTAGAAATAAATGTACCGGATGGGTGGTGGGAACAATTCAAATTTCAACACCTGCCCTCATGGTGGCAACACCGTTGGCCTATAAAATGGAAGACCGTGAAAAGAAAGTTCGCCTTAGATCACTGGGCATTACTTCCCAAATTTGACAAAGTCCCCCCCGGTGAGGAGGTTGTGATGTTTACCCAAGTACCCGGAAATGAACCTGGGATAAAATCATTATAACACAAACAAGATGCCTGAAGAAAACCTTTTGAATGAACACATAACACATATTAAGACGATACACAATCGTTTATTACATTTAAAAGGGGCGAAAGATGTCCATCGTGTGGAACTGTTTTTTACAGGAGAAGAAACTACCAGTCTACTCATAGCTCTAGAGTTAGTAATTGATTATTACAATATACAAAAGAGCACATCTTTCATGTTCAAACTGGCTAAAAAATTTGGAGTAACACGACAAGAAATGATTTCATTACTTGATGAATTAGCACATGATTAAACAACTCAACATAAAAAACTTTCAATCTCACAAAAATACGACACTTGAGTTCCACCCGGGTGTCAATACCATAGTAGGACCAACGGATAGTGGGAAATCTGCTATCATCAGAGCCTTGCGGTGGTTAATCTGGAACAGACCCACTGGGGAAGCGTTCCGCAGCACGTGGGGGGGTGAAACTCAAGTTAGGATTACCACTGATCAGAATCAATTTCTTAGGATTAAAGACAAAGGAAACGTGTATGCCTTGTCTAACGATCCGGAGGGAGTGGATTGGACCGAATATGTAGCATTTGGATCTGATGTACCTGAAGACATACAAAAAGCACTCAATATAGATGAAACCAACCTCCAACTACAACTGGATAGTCCTTTCCTACTCAGCTCATCCCCAGGAGAAGTATCGGCATATTTCAATAAGATCGCACATCTTGACCAGATCGATAAAGGTGTCAAATATGCTCAGAATAAGATACGCACGATCACATCGCAAATCAACAGTGACGAACGACGGGTTGAAGAACTCAGTACTGAAATCAAAAAGTATGATTATATTGATAAATTTGAGATTGAATTTGAGATCGTTGAACAAATGGGACAGGAGTGGCAGCAGAAAATCACCACTCAAAACAAATTAGAATCAATTATCACAAACATTAAAAACATTAATCAGAGAATATACCAATATGAGCGGACTATATTACTTGAGGAACAGGTCGAAGCAACATTACAATTATACAAAGAACGAGAAACACGAATTCAACAGAGTGAAGATATTTACGCTTCCATTACAAATATTATCTATATTGATCATCAAATTGAAACAATAGAAAAGACCTCGAAGTTACTCCCTCAAATTGATAAGATTTTGAGTCTAATAGCTGAGGCAAATGAAAAAGAAGAGGATCAAGAAAACCTGGAAAAACTGATACACCATATAGCACAAACCGAAAAAGATGTACAAAATACAGAAAAGGAAATCAAGTCATTAAAATCAGAACTACACAAACATATGCCAAAAGTTTGTCCCTTGTGTGGTAACAAACTATCAACATGAAAGAACATGAAATAGGTCCAAATGATGTGGTTATCGTGAGTTTCCAAAATTCACAATCAGTACTGTGTCATAAGGCAACGGTAATACACCAACCAGAAAACCCAGGAGAAAGCTGGATTTTCAAAGATCTAGAGACCGGGATAATACATTACGTATCAGAAGGATGTACCGTTACCAAACGTAAAAAGCGGAAGATAACATGAGCACAAGACTATACAGATACACCTTGTGGATGGCCGTTGCAAAACTTCCTAAAATGGAATGGCACCACATACATACCATAAGTGCATATAGTATGGAACATGCTGAACGAATATTTAGAGAGAAAGGATATCTAACATCCAAAACTAACCATTATTTTATATCAACCAAAACCGCAGAACAATTATGAACAACGACAAATTGATTAAAACGGAATTTGACGGGCGTAAGGCCTGGGTAGTTGGTGCTCCTAAAGAAAAACACCCTTATAAAGGTGCTATTGCTACATGTTTAGGTGCAAAATCAACAAATGAAGGATGGGTAATGATGTTCAAGGACGTAAAAACAGGAGATGAATTCCCAATTAAAGGGGGTAATGAAATAGTATGGGTAACTAATGATGAAAAGGACGAAAGTAAGGAAGGCTGATCTCATACTGACCAGTGACTGGCACATCCGGGAGACTATTCCCGAGTGCCGGACTGATGACTTTGAAGAGACTCTGTGGAAAAAACTCGAGTTCATCGAACAGCTACAGACCCAACATGGTTGTCCCATCCTTGTAGGTGGTGATATATTTCACCACTGGAAGCCTTCTCCCGGGTTGATACGTAAGGCCATCCTAAACATGCCCTTTGCTGTACATACCATATACGGCCAACACGATCTGCCCCAACACAACTGGCAGAACAGGGACAAAAGTGGGCTGGCTGCGCTGGATGCGGCCCGTGCCCTGTTTATACTACCTAACTGTCACTGGGGACAGGATCCTGAGGTGGAGAAGTACCCATCCTATGAAGTAGAAGGTAGGCAGATCTTGGTCTGGCACCACATGGTCTGGCAGGGAAGACACCCCTGGCCAGGATGCACCGATCCAAGCACTGTTGCAGTACTTAGAAAATACCCTGAATATGACCTTATACTTACAGGTGATAATCACAAACCATTTATAGAAGAATATGAAGGAAGAATCCTTGTTAACCCAGGTTCGCTCACTCGGCAGACTGCTGATCAAATCGATCACCTACCCAGAGTTTATTTATATGATGCTGATAGCAACACTGTCCAGCCCGTTTACCTTCCTATACAAAAAGGAGATGAGGTCATTAGCAGAGAGCATATTGACAAAAATAAAGAGCGAACCGGACGAATCCAAGCCTTCATCAGTAAATTAGGAGAAGAGTGGGCATCAACACTGTCTTTTGAAAAGAATCTTGAGGAATTCTTTAAAACAAACCGTCAAATACGCACCTCAGTTAAAAATAATGTCTACGAATCAATTGAACGTGATTCAAGAGACTATTAAATTGTTTGCTATGGATGAACAGGATCTATTAGAACTGAAACAGAAAATAAATAAAGCTACTACAAAAGTAGCAGAGTTGAATGGTCAGAAGAAGGTTCTGATGACACAACTGAAAGAAAAATACGGAGTGTCTTCTTTAGAAAAGGCTCAAGAAAAGGTAAAAAGTTTGGAGAAAGAAATCAAAGTCTTAGATAATCAAATAGACACAGCAACCGAAAAACTAGAAAAGCAGCTGGATGAAACCAAAGATTCAACAACTGAGGAATAGTTTAGAACGAGAAAAGGGAAGACGATCACAGATCAAGAGTTCCATTATCTCCACACAACGCAAAGCCAAAGAAGCTGGAAGAGACATGCGTCGTTGGGAACAAGCCCGTGAAATCATACGTGAAGTAGGATTAAAGACCCAACAACAACTTCAATATCACATAGGAGACATAACCTCGTTGGCATTAGAAGCAGTCTTTCCAGTGGATCCTTATGAACTTGTGGTTGAATTTGTGGAAAGACGGAATAAAACTGAATGCGATTTGTATTTCAGCCGTGATGGTCATAAAATACACCCTCTTTCGGCAAGTGGTGTGGGTGCTGTTGATGTAGCCACCTTCGCATTACGCATTGCGGCCTGGTCTATGCAAATCCCAAAACGACGTAATGTTATCATACTGGATGAACCTTTCCGATTTCTTTCCGCTGAATATCAAGAGAAGGCCTCCCGTATGGTTAAAGAATTAAGTGAAAAATTGGGGTTGCAATTTATCATCATCACACACGAGCAAATCCTATCAGAATACGCTGACAAAACTTTCCATATACAATTGAAAAAAGGTAAAAGTATAATAAAATAATTTCAAGATATGTGTGTTTTCTTAGACGATCAACTGATTGCCGTATATGACAAATTTATGAATAGGCAAATCACTCTGAAAGATACAACCAACTAGTAGGAGGGGGTATAAAAGGAGGGGAATTGATAATCCCAAAAAGAATATTAAATGAAAACGAACCAGACATTATTAGACCAATTCAGAAATCATTTTCTGAGGATACGATTCCAAATATATCAGAATGTATTTCCAAAAAGACTAAAGGATAAGTCTCACTGTCTTAAAGTCGGTAGAGTCTGTACCTTTACTGATGAATTTGCACGTAACTCATGGAGCGGAGCACCGCAAGACAAACGATGGGATGTGGGAGAAGCTTGGGGAATGTATCATCCTGATAAACCAAATACATATTTTGGACCACCTGATCCAGATTCATTAGGAGAAAGTGTAGCAATATTTACTGCTAAATATAACCCCAAATACTTTGAGGATAGAGAATTGACAATCCCCTACGAAACCACCCTTCTGTCAACACAAAAAACCTTCCGTCAACAATACGGTAGATTTGAATGTCGATGCACCTTACCCCAAGAGAAAGCTGTTTGGCCAGCCTTTTGGTTATATGGTCCTACGTGGCCTCCTGAAATTGACATCTTTGAATGTCTTGGTCGTAATACCGGAGAATCTGCTAACACCCAGGAAATAAATCTACATTACGGAAGAGTTGAAGAAGGGAACAAAATGTGTATGGGAGCCTGGAAAATACCATTGAAGAAAAAAGGATTTCATGAATTTGCTTTAGAATGGACTCCCAAACGTTTGGACTTCTATACTGATGGTATTAGAGTCTTTACCTATTCTAATCAACAAGTATTAGATAAATGGTTTAATACGCCAGATGGACGTATGTGGATTATTCTAAACCATGGGCTTGGCCCAAATTATATGAAAGATAATGAAGAAGACTTCTTTTCCTTTTTCTTTGTGGATTATGTAAGAGTATATTCAGACAAGCCCGTTATTAATGATTTGAACCTATTATAACAGAATATGAGATTTGTTATTGACATAATACTGGTCTTACTACTGATCATTTTATTTGCCCGTGTGCGAATAGTAAAAAGTGAGAGAGATCACTTTATTGAATTATCCGAAAAATTACTACAAGAATTAAGAAAGTGTGGGATACTCTAAGTTTACATCAGTAAACAAACTTGATAATGAGACAACACGTAGTAGCCTCGAAGATCGTAGCAGAGTTGTGGACA